ACACACAGAGACACAGACACACACAGAGACAGACACACACACAATGAGAGACACAAACACACACAGATGCACAGAGAAACACACACTCAGAGAGCGAGACACACACACACTGAGAAAGTCACACACACTGAGAGAGAGACAAAATATTGTGAGACACACTGAGACACATACACACTTAGAGAAACATAACAGAAAAAGAATTGGTTCCTTTAGTCGATATCCTAGAAAACCCTACTAGGTACGTTCTTAACGAGACTCAGAAGAGCTTTGCTGATTACTTCGGCCACATATTTGGTGACTTCGCTGAAATGGGGCTACGTGAAGGTATGGACTTTAACATTATTGGTTCGGTTAAAGATGCTATGTTCTTCTCTCCACGTAAACTCACAGGTTACATGAAAGAGGGTAAGCTGGAAGAGCTGAGTCATATGACAGATAACTATGCGCCACGTGCGGGAACCCCTGGGTTTATGAAGTCACGTGCGTATGAAGAAATGGTAGAGAGCTTAAAAGCCGGTAACCGTTACGCAGATGTTTATGATACCCTAGGCGCATACGCAGGTACTTTCTACCGTGAGGTTGCTCGTAGCCGACTTGAAGATTGGATTGAACCCCTTACTCGGAGTACGCGTGGGCAAGATATGTTTTCTGACTTCTTTAAGGGTAAGGCTGGGTTCCAAAAGATGATGAACCAACAGGTCGATTTCTCTAAGGAGCTACATAGGTTCATAACTACTGAAGGCCAGATGATGAGTTCTAAGGCTATTCGCGGTATGAAGAAAGCCTTCGAGCCTTTGAAGGATGATGCCGATGATGTAATAGCTCTTAAGAAATCTATCGTTAAAGACGTGGATGTACTCTTAAGGTTCCGCCACGATAACTGGAACAAAGCCCTTGATGCGCTGGAAACTGCTGGGTTCACGCCGCCTACTGGTGCCACTTACAAACAGATAAGGGAGGCGTTATTAGCACAGCGTGGTCAAGTATCCCTTCGCGGCAAGGATATAGGGGCATCGGAGCTTAGACAGGTTATCAATAAATTAGAAATAACCCAAGGCCAAAAGCGTCGTGTGACTATGGCGCTGATGAAGCAAATGGGTAAGCAGGTTCGCCTTGACCGCAAAGAGGAATTACAAAGGCTCTTAGATAATATGGAGAAGATAGTGCCTGGCTCTAAGAAAGCCTTTAGGGAGTTAGGAGACGAGGCTAAATCTAATCAAGCTACTGCTGGTGCAGCCAACTTCAAAACGGGTGAGTATGCTGGCTCTCGACTATTCCCTGGTAAAATCTTCACAAGCCAACCAGGCAACGGTGCAAAGGCGGCGGCCTTAGAGTTTGATAAGTTTGTACTAGATGATGCGGGTGGATTCCTACGAAATACGGCTAATCTAAACTCAGCCCTACGTTTCTTTAAGACAACCTTTGACATTGGAGCGCCATTAATACACGGATTACCGCTACTGTTTAGGGATGCCGACGCTTGGGGTAAGGCCACAGCTATGCACTTTAGGGCATTTGCTGATGATGGTGTGCGTGCGCGGTATATCGCGGACAATGCCGAAGAGGTAGCTGAATTTCTAGGTTATGGTATGCACATAGGTAGTACCGAAATGACTCAGGCTATGACAAAGGGTGGGTGGCTTGCACGAATACCCAATCTGGCTCAGTCTGCACTTGAAGAAGGTATGGAGCAAATGCCGTTTGTGGGACAAAATGCAACGACCCAACGTATAGGTATGCGGGCAGCTCAATGGGGAGGCGAAAAAGTTGGTCGTGTCGCTAGTGGGGCCCAATCAATGTTTGAAACCTATCTCGATGTTGCTCGGATTGAAATGTTTAAGGGCCTAAAGCAAACAGCGATGCGTAGTCCTAATCCACACAAAGCTATGGCCGAACTAGCCCAGTTTACTAATAAAGTAACGGGTGTAACCTCAAGTCGTGGCATGGGTATCGGCGCAACTCAGAGAGCCATTGAGGGGTCAATGCTTATGTTCTCGCCACAATATACGCGGGCGACCGCCGCATTATTTATGGATATAACTAGCGGAGGCCTACGTGGTGACCAGGCACGAAAGGCTATAGCCTCCTTATTTGCTGGACAAGTAGCCCTACACGCGGCTATCTCAGCAGCGCTCGGCCAGGAAATGAACCTTGTACCTGGGCAGGGAAACTTCCTCAAGAATCAATTACCTGGTACGGATACGTTGATTGGGTTTGGTGGCAAGGGTAATGCACTAATAAATATGGCTGGGGATGTCGCCATACAAGGAATCGAGAACCCTGGTGGCTTTATGAACCTTAAGTTATGGAGCCAAGATACGTATGATAGTAATACAATACTAAAGAGATTACGCTATCAAATGGCACCTATAGCTGGTGAGGCTATATCGTGGATAACTGGAACTGACCCCATTGGTCGAACGCTACCTGATTTAGAAGACCACCTATCTAATCCCATGGAAATAGTTAAATATCTAGGGGATAAATCCCTCCCATTTTGGGGAGACGCGATGTTTGAAGGTGGTGACTTTAGAGGCTGGGCCGCTATAGGTGAGTTTGGTGGTGGTGTAACCATGCCTGTACTTCCCTATATGAAACGTGATGAACTTCGTGATAAGTATATCCGCGAAGAGCTTGGGGATAAAATACCTAATATTACTTGGGATAAGTTTAAGAAGACCCCACGTTTTCGTACCGAGTATGCTATGGTAAAGGAACGACACCCTGACCTACAAGAAGCAGAGGATAGGGTTGAAAAAGAAGCTCAACACTTCTCACGAAATAAGGAACGTGGGATGTGGCAAGCTGAGGCTACCGATATTCGTACAGACCAGATTCATGGTATCAAAAGTGAGGATGGTGCAATTCTCGAACAAGGTTATCGGGATATCGCTAACGAATTTCACATGGGCGCACATGGTTCTCGTGCTGGTTCTGTCTTTCGGGAGAAGATGAAACGTATAGATGAGGCGGCACAGGCACGTAAGCGTGACCTTAAAAAGAAATACCCACGGCTTGTGGGAGAACGCGACGAATACTTTGAAGGTGAAGGCCTAAACAACAAAACTATCGCGGCAACAAATGAGCTATTCGATTTTATCTCATCGGCTAGGGCTAAGGATTTGTTTGGAAATCCAGACCATTCAGCTATTGAAAGGTTTAAGCGAAGCATTGCTGAGAACCCTAACTACGGCCCTGAGGTCGCAGCCGAAATGGCGCAGTTACATGAAGAAAAATTACTAGAAACCCCTGATGGGGTTGACCTCCCTGAGTTAGTAATCGACTACTATAAATCATGGAGGATATTGGAGCCTTACTGGGATACATATAAGAAGGTATTACCTAAGGGCCAATGGCTTGAATGGGAGTCTTTTGCGAACGCACCAGAGGGGCAAAAGACCCTTATGCGCTCTAACCCAAATATTGTTTATATGGAAGAAATAGTTAAATACGAACAGAATATGCTCCGTGAAAGCCCAGGGGGGTACGAGATTGATAAATATCTTACTATATTTTATGATTATGCCCCGAAAAACCACCAGCGGCAGATGGAAATCGAACTACAACAGTATAAGTTAGCCTACAGTTCTTAACAAAACAATAGATTAGCCTATAGCTCTTGACAAAACACTTAAAATATGGTATAATAGTAAATGCCAGCATATAACTGGTTACTAGACGCTGTTACGATGTGCGATTGCGACAGGTTCTAGTGAGCGGAAACCCGTAAAGTGAGCCTCCCGCACGAGGTCGGGATAACGCACAGAGGAGGATTATGGCTGACGAAGAAACTGTGGATACCCTACAAGGTAGTGATACAGACTGGGAAGGGGAATATAAAAAGCTCCAAAGAAAGCTCAATCGCAACCTTACAAAATCTAAGGACACTGGCCTACGGATAGCTGAGCTAGAAGCAGGTCAAAGGCGAGCTGAACAATTACTTGGAACCCTACTTGAAACGACAACTTCATTTGGGGATGCAAGTATGCAGGAGCAAGCCCGCACAACTATGCGGGAATTTCAAGACCAGCGCCGAAATGATACCAACGCTGCTCAGTTCGAGGCCGAGCTAAACAGTCTACTAGAGACACATGAAGTAGATTGGAACGATGAAAGACTCGTAGATGCTCGTAGTTTATTGGATGAGGTCAATCAGTCGGGAGACTTAACACGTCTTTCAGAAGTCAGACGACTTACCCAGGAGGCCTTAACAACTAACTTGCCTGGCAATACAGACGAACGAATCCAAGAGGCTATTCTAAAAGACCGGCAAGACCACGGACGCGTAGACACGGGTACGTCGGTAGGAGGTGGTCAGCGATTCACCCGTCAGGACGTAGCAAACCTTGACCCAATCAAACTAGGCGCCAAGGGGATGCGCGAGGAACTCGACAAAGTTTACGACCAAATGCAAAGTTAACGGGAGGACATTGTGGCAACAGGCGCAACAGAATTTATTGATAATACGACAGCCGACGTATTTATTCCAGAGTTATGGAGTATGGAAGCTATCGTAGCACGGGAGAACCAGTTAGTATTCGCTAACTTGGTTGACCGTAAATTTGAAAGTGGGTTATCTTACGGGGATACCATTCACATCCCTGGTGTGAGTAACCTTGCTGTCCGTACTAAGAGCACCAACAGTGCCATTGACTACGAGACAGTCACTGAAAGTAACACGGATATTTCTATTGCGACGCACCAGTATGTAGCTATCGCTTTAGAGAACATCACCCGTGTTCAGAATAACCGTGACCAACTTAAACTCTATGCCAGCAAGCTGGGCTATGCCCTGGCCCAGGCAGTTGACGATGTGTTGGCGGGGTTAATAGACAACTTCTCACAGACCGTTGGAACCCTCGCCGTCGAATTAACTGACGACGACATCCTACGTTCGAGGCAGTATCTAGACGATGCAGATGCTCCTCAAGATGGCCGCGTAATGGTAGTTAGCCCCGCCCAAGAGACGGGTCTATTGAAGCTCGACCGCTTTGTCCATAACGACTACGAGGCTGTACATGGCCCAGCTCGTGAGACTGGCTTAGAGAAGGCCTACGTTTCCTCGTTTATGGGGATGCCGATTTATCGGTCAGTAAACGTAGAGGGTACCAACTCCGCTGGTCACGACAACGGTATGTTCCAGAAGGAAGCCATCGCCCTAGTTATGCAGATTTCCCCTAAGACCTACCATCAGTTCGATATTGACTATATCGTAGACAAGGTTGTTATTGAACAGCTTTATGGTTATAGGGAAATACGGGACGACCACGGCGTATTCATGCAAGGAGCCTAATGACTATGGTGGAAAGTAGTGAAACCACTGAGGTGGTGGATACTCAGCCGAAAGCAAACAAGACTACGGATAGGCTAGACCAGTTAGAAGATATGATAGCTGGTCTAGTCGGTACCGTC